TATGTAAGCAACAATTCTTGGCATCTTGGGAGGCATTACAATTAGGATATTCTGCATTTGACGAGATTCCTAAAAACTTCAACGATTACTTAATCTCTTATGTAGGTGGTATCGTAGCACAAGCAACTGAACAATCTATTTGGACAGGTTCTGCTTCAACTAACGGACAATTCGGTGGTTTCTTACCAGCATTCTCTGCTTCTATCGCAGCAGGTGGTGCAACGGCAGTATTAGCAGCTAAATCAGGTTCAGTTATTATCTCTGGTTCTATCAATTCAGGTAACGTGTTATCTAAATTAGATTCAGTAGTAAACACTATCCCTGATGCAGTATATGGTAAGGAAGACTTATTGCTTTATGTTCCTACGAATGTAGCAAAAGCTTACCAACAAGCATTAGCAGGTGGAGCAGTAGGTGCAAACGGATGGAATAACCAAATGAACGTGGGTGACAAACCTTTCAACTTCAATGGTATTGAAATCGTATTGTGTCCAGGTATGGCAGCATCTACTATCGTAGCAGCTCAAAAATCTAACTTACACTTCGGAACTGGTTTATTATCAGATTACAATGAGGTTAAAGTATTAGACATGGCAAACATTGATGGTTCTCAAAACTATCGTGTGATTATGAGATACACAGGTGGAACTACATTTGGTATCGGACAAGACATCGTATACTACGGAGCTTACTAAAATAACTAATATGGGGGTAAGTTAATTCTTACCCCTTTATTAAACTAACATTTAAAAAATAACAGATATGGCATGTAATTTAAGTCAAGGAAGACAAGAGGTTTGTAAAGAATCAATTGGTGGTTTGCAAGGTGCATACTTTATAAACTACACAACAGGCTCTTTTACAAAGAACGCTAATGGTGAAATCACCGCTCTTCCATCTGGTAGCACAGTCTATTACTACCAGTTGAAAGGAACATCGGCATATACTGAAACTGTCAATTCATCTCGTGACAACGGAACTACTTTCTTTAACCAAGAATTAACTCTTAACTTAAAGAAATTAACAAATGAAATGACAACACAATTGAAGTTAATGGCATATGGCAGACCACAAATCGTTGTATGGACTAATAACGGAGATGCATTGTTAGTTGGTGAAAAATTAGGAGCAGATGTAACTGCGGGAACTATTCAAACAGGTGGAGCATTGGGTGACCTTTATGGTTATTCAGTAACTCTAACAGGTATGGAACAATTACCGGCATCATTTATTTCGGGTTCTACAACTACTTCTCCATTCGCTGGATTAGCAGTTCAACCAACTATCGTATATAGCTAATCAGTATAGATGATAAAGATAATAAAGGGGTAACGAAAGTTATCCCTTTGTTTATTTGATGATATTAGTAAATTGAGATGTTAATATTAGATAAAGATAACTTAAATACGAGATAATGCAGGGATACCACATATCACAAAGCAATTCTTACACTATTAGAACCGAACCTACGGCTTCTTCTGAATTTACTATGAGTTTACAGGATATGACAACGCAGTATAACTTTACTGCTTCTCTATCAGGTGTAACTTATAATGGATATGAAAGTATGTTAGGATTCACCGCATCTATTAGTGGTGCAATCGTAGGAGAAGAGTGGAGAGCTACTCTTTACAATTCAGGCTCAACTAATCCTATTTGGCATGGTTCATTCCAAGCATTTGAATCGGCATCCCTTTCTATCCCTAAATCAGATTACGAAAATCAAAATAAGCAGTATATCTCCAATGTAAGTGAGAACAGATATGCAATATTAGACTAATATGAAACAACAACAGAAATTTGCAGTAGTTAATGTAAACACAAACCAACTGCCAGTAATATCAGAGGATACAAAAACAAGATACCAATGGGTGCCATTTGGTGTTTACGGACAAGATGATTTCTTTAATGCAGTAGTAACTGCATGGAATGTATCTACAACTACATCCGCTTGTGTTGAAGGTATAGCTGATTTAATCTATGGTAAAGGTTTGTATTCAAAGAATGAAGTATTCAATGAGGTGTTACAAAAGTTAATTCCACAGGAAGAAACAAAAAGAGTAGCATTTGATTTGAAACTATTCGGTAATGCTGCATATCAAGTTTATTGGGATGATACACACACAAAGATTAAGAAGATGTATCATGTTCCAGTTCAAACTTTAAGAGCTGAAAAGTTATACAATGACCCAAAGATTCAAAACTATTATTACTGCACCGATTGGCAAGACCAAAGAAAGATTAAGGATAAGAAAAAGATACCTGCATTTGGAACATCAAATGAGAAGATGGAAATTCTTTACATTAAGAATTACTTCCCAGGTCTATACTACTACTCCTTACCTGATTGGGTATCTGCAATGCAGTATTCTATAAGTGAGGGTGAGATTTCTAACCTACACTTAAACAACATTACTAATGGTTTCTTACCGGCAGTAATGATTAACTTTAACAATGGAGTTCCTGCACCAGAAGAGAGAGAAACGATTGAGGATTTAATTCAGGCTAAATTCACAGGAACGGATAACGCAGGTAGATTTATGTTATCATTCAATGATGACCCTTTAACTAAACCTACGATAGATGTTATCCAAATTGATAACTTACACGAAAAATATGAGTATGTTGCAGAATATACGCAAGATAGAATATTGGTTGCTCATAGAGTTACCTCGCCATTATTATTTGGTATCAGAACTGCTAACAATGGTTTTAGTTCTCAATCAGAAGAGATGAAAACGGCATTCTCTATTATGCAAACTATGACTATATCTCCATTCCAAAACCTTATCTTAAACGCATTAGATATGGCTTTAACAGATGGTGGATGGGATGATACTCAATTATACTTTGAACAATTAACTCCATTAGTAATCCTTTCTACAACTGCGGAAGAAACAGGTCAGACTGTTGAAGAAGTTGAAGATGATACTAACAAAGCAATGGAGAATCCTGCAACTACCGAAGATGCAGCTGATGAAACTACACAAGATGCAATTCCACCAAAGGAAAACAATATGAGTGATGAGGAGGAATTAGAAATGATAAGAACATTAGGAACATCAAACGCATTTTTTACAAAAGAATTTAACTAAACGATATGGCATACGCATTATTCATAAACAGAAACGATTTAATCAAAAACACTCCATTACAGGGTGCTATTGATGCAGATGCTTTACTACCATTTGCAAGAACTGCGCAAGATAAGTATTTGAAGAACTTATTAGGAACAGTCTTATTTGAATATCTTCAAGCGAGAATATTAGATAATACTATTGATACTTTATCGGTATACTACCAAACATTAATAGATGACCATATTAAAAATACTTTGATTTGGTATTCAGCAGTTGAGTATATCCCATTCAGTTCAGTTCAGTTCAAATCTAATGGGGCTGTAAAGCAACAGAGTGAGCAAGGCGTCGCTCCATCTAAATCGGAGATAGATTACCTTAAACAAATCTCACAAACGAATGCTGACTACTATGCGTTAAGATTACAAAACTATTTGATTGCGTATTCAAATCAAATACCTCAATACTTACAATCAGTAGGAAACCAAACACAAATTTATCCAGACCAAACGAATCAATATTTCGGTGGTATTCAATTGTAATATATGAGCTTTTTAGTAAATAATACCGGCACCAATTATTCGTTGTATTATAATGTTTTGGATTTCTTCAAAACTATTATGAACAACCACCCATCTATTACACAGGTTTCACAAGGACCTATTAGTAGTGTGGATGATATTCAGTTCCCTACATATCCATTAGGTAATGTAATGATTACAGGTGCTTCGTTTAATCCATCAACTACGGATTATACGATTCAATTGATTGTTGCTGACAAGATAAAGAATAAGAATAACGAATCAGAAGGTAGAACTAATGCACAGGTAGTTCCTTACTATGGTGTAGATGATATGGTAGATATACACGCTAACACTTTATCTATTCTAAACGATTTGTTATCTTTTACACAATATTCAGTAGAAGCATTCCAAATAAACACTACAATCAATTTAGAACCATTTGCTGATAGATTCAACAATGGTTTAGCAGGTTGGTCAGCAACATTTACTTTAACAACACATAACGATAGACCTCGTTGTTTGTTTGATTTGTATCCATAATGAAAACATTAGAAGATGTTGCAGCTACCATTAAGCAAGTTGCAACTACATACATAAGGAGAGGATACCCAGGTTGGAAGAAAGCACCATATGATACAGGTAATTTGTATAGGTCTGTCACTTCATTTAACAACCCTAGAAGAATGATTTTCCAACAAAAGGGTAAATCCTTCATCACCCTTAATTATGCTCCACCAGAAGCAAAGTATGGAACTTATGTGGAGAAGGGAACATACAAAATGCCGGCTCGTCCATTCGCATATAATGCATCCAATAGTTCAGAAACTAAACAAGCGGTAAGAGAATATCAAGATTCAATAGTATTAGAAATTCATACTAATGTAAATAAGAGAGTAACTACTATCTTTGAAAGTATGAATAAATCATAACATCAAATACATTTTTGAAAAGTGTGGTTAATATAGTAAAGAATCTAAAATATTATGTCTTTATCAATAGTTCAAACACCCGCTACTTGTTCTCTGGCACAATCACCAATCATATTCTCTGTATATGAGAATACTGCCGTTGTAAACAATAGTGAATTTCAATATGTAGGAGAATTGTTTTATTGGACTGGGAGTTTAACCAACTCATCATCAGTTGCCGATTATACAATTACCAAATATCCTAATACCGCATATCATGGTA